CTATTCATGTTAAGTCAGCTTACTTCTATAACCTACTATTAGATAAACTTGGTACAGGTAATAGATATGAAGATCTTAGCTCAGGTGATAAGGTAAGGTATATGTATGTAGAAAAACCTAATAAGTATGGATTGGATAGTATTGGATTTAAGTATGATTACCCGACTGAATTTAACGATATTTTTAAAGTAGACTATGAAAAAATGTTTGAGAAGATTCTCTTTCAGGGTATTGAACGTTTCTATGATTGTGTAGGTTGGAAGATTCGTAAGCCTGCAGAAAACGTACAAGTTGAATTATTCGACCTCTTTGCTTAAATAGACACATGGCATTACAACCCGGAGGTTATACTGATAACCCAGAAACAGATAATACAGCTGCCGCACATCCTGCATACAATCGTGGTAAGATACAAGGTATTTTAGAAACATTAGCTATATTGAGAAATGTTATTGTAGGAACTGACGATGGTTCAGGTTCTAATAACAATCCTGAATTAGAAAAGATTAGACAATCTATTGTGGTTATGAGAGGTACACTTGCTCATGCGCAAGATAAATCTACTTATCTGTCAAAGCAATGTAAAGAAGCTCTAGAAGAAGCAATAAAAATTGCTGATACTTTACGATATCAGTAGTTGCATTCATAATATTTTAACTATAATTATAGCATGGCAGACAAAAAAATTCAAACTATCGTTGATCATATTGGTAGAACTGTACTAGGTGTTATAAAGAAAGATACTAAAGATAGTATCACTCTTTTTAATCCAGTTATTATTCATGTACAACCTGACCAACAAACTGGTCAACTTCAAGTACAATCCTTTCCATACATCTTTATGGAGTTCTTGCAAGACAAAGAACAGAATAATTGGACTTTCAATAAAAGCGCAATTGCTGTATCTGATGTACAACTTGATGATCGTATTATTCAGCAATATGAGAATATTAATAACCCCGCGCCACCGGTATTAAATGAAGATAGTAGTAGTGACGGTGAAGTTGTAAAGCTTTTTGATGATGATGATGAGTAGCAGTTATTAACATACGGGATTACCAGCCCATCT